GAAAAGCGGTTACAGCCATCAGCTCTCTTAGTCTAGATACCGCACTGGCCATAACTGAGGGTGGTACTGGCTCAACTACGGCGTCAACAGCCTTATCCTCTTTAGGTGGGCAGGCAGCTCATGCGATTCTAGATGACTTGGTGGGACTAACACAGGCTACAGACAAACTACCATACTTCAGCTCATCTACAGCGATGACGACAGCCACCCTGTCCTCTTACGGGCGCTCATTAATAGACGACGCAGATGCCTCCGCTGCTAGAACCACTCTAGGGCTGGGTACATTAGCTACTAAGAGTGCTATTGTATCCGCAGATATTACAGACGGTACAATCACATCAGCTGACATTAAAGATGGGACTATCGCAACCACGGACTTAGCATCAAGTGTGTTATCGGGCTATGCGCCTCTAGCCAGCCCTGCCCTGACAGGTAATCCTACAGCGACAACACAGGCAAGCGGTAACAATACAACTAGACTAGCAACCACTGCTTTTGTAGCAAGCGCTGTTAGCTCTTTAGGTACTAATGGTAATGGTACTAGAACAGTAAGTACATCCGCTCCTAGTGGTGGTTCAAATGGAGATATTTGGTATAGATACTAATGACTATTTATGTAAAAGACAGTGGTGCTTGGCGTAGAACAAAGTCAGTACACAATAACGTAAGCGGCACTTGGGAAAGAGCCGACCAAGGCGTGAGTGTTAATAACTCAGGTACTTGGAGAACTGTCTATACAGAAGGGTCACAAGAATACACAACAGCTACTAGTACTTCCTTTACTATCCCTGAAGGCGTACACTTTATAAAAATTACAGCAGCAGGTGCTGGCGGTGGTGGCGGCGGTGGCTATTGGGGTACAGCAGGACAAGGCGGCGGCGGTGGTGGCTATGTTAATGGCACTACGGTTGAAGTAAATTCAGGCGATTCTTTATCTATCTCGGTAGGCGGTGGTGGAGCAGGTGATGTATTAGACTATGAAGGTCCTTCTACAGACGGTTATGGTACGAATGGAGGAGCAACTACAATATCAGGTAGTGGCTTATCTATTACACTCAACGGTGGAAACGGTGGCTCAGGTGGTTACGAATATGCAACTCAAGGTAATCAACAAGGAGCAGGTGGTACAGTCTCAGGTATTTCAGGAGCAACTACTGGTCAAACAGGTGGACACTCTACAAGTTATGGTTATGGTGGTTACTCAGTAAACGGTGCTATATCAGGTGGATTTGGTACTAACAATGGTTATCATGGTGGTTCATGTTGGATAGGACTATATGGAAATGATTCAGGTATGTCAGGCTATGGAACAGGTGGCGGTGGTCGTCCTGATTGTGGTCCTGACGGAACAGGTGGTACTGGTGCAAGCGGGTATGTTAAATTAGAGTGGGGCAATGGGATTTAGATTATGAGCATATACGGCTACGGATACGGAACAAACGACGGGCAGAACGCCCTTGATTGGGATTACTATAGGTACCCAGAACAGCAAGCGGGCGCAAGACCACTAGACTACCCCGCTCATTTGCCATGGCCTCCTCCTCAAAACAACACAGGAGGTAGTGACTACGTAGAAGCACCCGCTCCGAAGGACACTAGAACAGACTATCAAAGGTTTTATGATTATGTGGACTCAGGTAAGTTTGGGGTTTCTGACCGAGCTGTAACCCAGGGACTAGGTATGATTATGCCAGGGGGCTCTATAATAATGTCTGAAACTGATAAGGACTATGGAGTACCTGGACTTCCGTTTGGATTAGATGCCCTGATGCCTGATAAAGAGGGCTTCCAATCTCGCTACGGTGAAAACTACTTCGGACCAGGCTCTAAGTACTCCGCCGCCATGGGGTACACTGGACAAGAAAGACAGGACGCATTAGATAAATTCACAGGGCTGCATAGCGACCAATCACTAACAGACGCCACTAGAGTAGGGGCACATCTTACAGAGGATGGCGTTAACTATATTAACTCACTCCCTCTCTCGCAGCAAACACAAGAACTCAACACACTAGGGATAGGCTCAATAAATGCTAAAGGTGAGATGATGGCTAACTCACAGAGAAACACACAGGCTGAATCTAAGCTGGCGTTAGATAGGATAGAGGTAGATAATCTTCAAGCACAGGTTAACCAAGCTAAGGGAATTGGCACACTGTCGGCAGAAAAAGATAATTTTGGAAACAGTAATCCATTAGGAATACCTTCCGCAGGTAGAGGGTTTACCTCAGTTGAGGGTATACAGAACCTAGGTACGGCAAGCACGGGGTACGAAGACAATTTAGGTACTAACTTACTAAACGAGACCTCGGCAATAGATACTTTCAACCCAGACAATAACTTCGGCTACGGCGGCTCGCAAGTAGATAGTAGTGGTAATAGCGCGAACTTTGGTTGGTCGGGCGGCACACACGGGGATGGCTCTTCAGGACCAGACTCAAGCGGAGGCTTTGGTGGGTTCGAGGATGGTACTGATGCGAGTGACGAGGCATCAGCAGACCAAGGTTACTGGTAGATTTAAAGTAGGAGAATGATATGCCTTTACAATCAATAAACTTCCCAGCAGGGATACAAAAAGAGAATACTAACTACTCATCAGAGGGTTCGTGGTTTGACGCAGATAAAGTACGCTTTAAATCAGGGAGGCCTGAGCGTATTGGGGGTTGGGTAAAGCATGTCTCAAACACACTAGACGGGGTAGGGCGCTCAGTATTGGTTTGGCGTGCCAACAATGGTACGGTAAATACAGCATATGGCACACATAAGAAACTATATGTAGAGCAAGGTGGTGCCTTAAATGATATCACTCCTATTAGAAAAACGGTTAATCCAGCAGCAGGTAATACTTTAAATAGTACCGCTTCTTCTAAAACAATCACGGTAACTGACAGCGCTCATGGAGGTAATTCAGGGGATTACGTGACCCTGTCCGCGTTTACAATGGGCTCGTCGGGTGTAGCAACCGCTGAGCTAAACGCAAACCACTCCATAACAGTACTCACAGTCAATACATATACCATAACACTAGCAACCGCTGCAACTACAACCGCTGCCTTCGGTGGTACAGTCGGTATAATGCAGTACGAGGTCTCTATTGGAAACACCGATGAGGAATTTGAATATGGTTGGGGCACAGGCCCTTGGGGCTCAAGTACTTGGGGCACGCCTCGTAGTTCCTCTTCTATTACACTAGCACCTAGGATTTGGTCTTTAGATACTTACGGAGAGGACTTAGTGTGTACCTATGGAGAGTCTAAGTTATATTTATGGGATTTCTCAGGAGGAACGAGCGCTCGTGCTACGGCAGTTACTAACGCACCTACTCAAAATAACCTAGTGCTAGTATCTAACCCAGACAGACATATCGTCACCCTCGGGTCTCACGATGGCACTGCTTTTGACGCTTTGTTAGTTAGGTGGTCTTCTCAGGAGAACCCTACTGATTGGACTGCTTCATCTACCAATACAGCAGGTAGTCAGAGACTATCAGGTGGTTCTAAGATTGTAGGTGCTAAACGCGCACAAGGACAGGTACTAGTATGGACAGACACAGACTTACACTCTATGCAGTTCACTGGACCCCCTTTTACATTCGGATTCCAGCAGATTGCATCTCAGTGTGGTGCAGCAGGCCCTAACTCAATGGTGGTATCTAACTCTGTAGCCTACTGGATTGGACAACATAACTTCTATATGTATGACGGTTCTGTAAAAGCACTACCGAGTCCAGTACGTCGTTATGTATTTGATAACCTTAACCTTCAACAACGTAGTAAGATTGTGGCGGGCTTGAACCAAGAGTTCCAAGAGGTGTGGTGGTTCTATCCGTCTGGTACTGCTACTGAGAACGATAGTTATGTAATCTTCAACTACGCCGAAGGCGCTTGGTCTATTGGTAGTATTGACAGAACGGCGTGGGTAGATAGAGAGGTATATAACCTACCCATCGCCCTTAAATCGACAGGTGAGATATATAACCACGAGCAAGGGGACAGTGATGACGGTTCTGCGATGAACGCGTTTATTGAGTCAGCTGAGTTTGACTTAGGTGAGGGTGATGAGTTATTCTTAATGAGTAGAATCATCCCAGATATCACGCAGGACACGGGCACTATCGACGTAACCTTCAACGCTAAGCTATATCCACACGACGCAACAACTACATACGGCCCGTACACAGTATCTAATTCTACAGAAAAAGTAGATACTAGAGTTCGTGCGAGACAGATGAGTATTAAGTTCTCGTCTAATTCAGCTACGGGTGACAGATGGCGTATTGGTACACCACGCATTGACATTAAACCAGCAGGTAGGAGATAGCATGGCTATTTTATTAAAAGAAAGGTTTCCAATCCCTCGGGAAGGATATGACAGAGAGCAATTTAACCAGTTAATCAGAGCGCTAGAGCTAGCGTTCCGTAAGGTTGACTTTGAGTTAGTAGAGGATGCAGACCAACGTGCTGCGGAGGACTGGTTACTGAGATGAGTAATTTCTTCAAAGCATCGGGAACTTCATTAGTAACCACGAGTTCTACTACACTATTAACAGCACCTGCCCAGTCGTCTTTTATCCTAAGTAGTGTTATAATATCAAACACTAGCAGCGGAAGCACGACAGTGAGTGTAGATTTCGTTGATAATAGTGCAGGGGCAACTTACAACATCGCCACAGACCTCAGCATCGGCGCCAAGACGAAAGTCGAACTACTGAGTAACTCTTTTGTATTAGAAGAAGGGGACTCAATAAAAGCAACAGCTTCAGTAGGAAACTGTATTGACATTGTAATATCGTATTTAGATAGGTACAGAGGCGGATAGATGGCAGGTATACAAGATTTAGCACAATACGGTAGAGGCAACGACTCAATGATTGCTCACGTAACTCCGGGCGAGCAAATGATTCCGCCTGAGATGATGGCGCGCCACCCTGGTCTACAGAAAGAGTTATACCAAGCCTATGAGGCTGAGGGTATGGACCCACGTCAATTTAAAGTAGGCTCAGGAATTACTTCAT